ATGGGGTTCTAGGCGTGGTCAATATCACGCTGGATATACCCCAGCTCCCGCGCTTCATCGAAGCGTTGGCCGTGGCTCCCGAAGCCATGAAGACTGAAGAGATCGTTGCGTTGACGCGCTCCACCTTCATCGCTGAAGCCGAGATCAAGTCGCTGACTCCGCGCGTCACCGGGCGGCTCTTCGGGGCCTGGAGCTCGCGCGTTGACGTAGCGACGGCCGCAGGCATCGTCGGTAACACGACCGTCTATGCGCCAGTCATCGAGTTCGGCAGCCGGCCGCACGACATCTATCCCCGGAAGGCCAAGGCTCTGTACTTCAATGGCCGCTTCGCCAAGGTCGTACACCATCCGGGAACCCAAGGCCAGCATCCAGCCGAGCGCGGATTGCGGAACGCCACCTTCGGTATCACCGAGGAATTCAGGGCAGCGGTGCAGCGGGTGCTCGCGGGCGTGGCTGGACGGAGCGCGATCTAGATGGCGAGCTTTCAGGACGTCCTAGACGGCGTTGCCAAGGTCATCGGCGGCACCGCTCCGAGCACGGCCACTCCGCGCTGGTTCAGCGGTCAGCAGACGGCCGATTCGACGGGGATCATGTCACCCATCGCCATCAACGGCTGCTATTCCACCGTCCCGCCCGGATCGCTGTCAGCCGACCCGCCCTACGGCTTCATAGTCCTCGACCATTTCTCCGTGCCGCAACTCCTCCACCAGGGCGGCGAGATGACCGAGGACTTCGTTCGGCTGGTAATCATCGTGCCGGCGAACGACCCCGAAACCCAAGTAGCCAACCTCATGGGCTTCCGCGATGCCGTACCGACCGCGCTGCAAGGCCACATGACCGCGTTCACCGCGCTGAACGTCATGGATGTCTACCCCACAACGGGCAAGTTCGGTCAGTACCACACTCCGGGCGGAGCGATCTTCCCGTCAGTGGAATTCATGCTCCGCATCCGCCGCTACGCCGCAGCCACGTATACGCCTTAATGCTGCCGCGCAAGCCTCGTAAGCCGAGGAAGCCGGCCAAGCCGCACAAGCCGGCGCATCCGCACCACCCACCGCACCCGCACGTGAGCCATCCGGCCCACCACGCGGGCCATGAACACCACCACTCGCACGGCTCCATGAGCCACTCCCACCATCACAGCGGTCACCACCACGGCCAATCTCATCCCCACTAGGAGTTACCGATGAAGTACCAGTACACCGGCGATGGTCCGGTCGTTGTCCCAGACCTCGGACGCGGCATGGATAAGCCGGTGCTTCCGGGGGAAGTCTTCGAGAGCGACCTAGTCATCAATAACGCGACCTTCCTGAACCTCGACAGCGGAGAGCCCGCTGCCGTCGTGACCGTCGAGTCCACTCCCGCACCAGAGCCCGTTAGCGAGGCTCCCAGCGCTCCACAGACCCCGGTCGAGGCCAATCCCAATCCAATGCCTGAGGAGGCTGAGTAAATGGCAACGACCCCCGTCCTGCAATCTTGGCTAGTCCAGCTCGGCATGGCGCGCGAGGTCACGTGGGGAACCGCTGTCAGCCCCACCACCGTGGATCAGTTCTTCACGGTCGTCAACCCGAAGTTCGAGAACGACATCGACCCCGTTCCTGACGACGGGTTTCGCGGCATCGCCTCGCAGGACTTTGCGCTCAATCAGGGCTTCCGCTACGCGCGCTTCACCTTCGAGACTCAACTCCTTCCCCAGAACAGCGGAACCCTCTTCCAGGCCCTGCAGGGCGGCGTTGATGCCATATCGGGCGCCGGCCCCTACGTCCATCCCATTCCCCAGTTGAACACCGGGCTCCCGCCCTCCTACTCGCTGTGGTACTACGACGCCACGCTCGCCACCTCGCGGCAGATGCTCGGCGCCTACCTCGAGAAGCTGAACCTCAAGTATTCCTCTACCGGAGCGCTGAAAGCCACAGTCTCCTTCGTCGGCAAGTACTTCTCGACCGGCACCAAGCCGACCGCCGTCTATGAGGCCGCGCAGCCGTTCATTCCCTGGCAGAACACCGCAACGGTGAACGCCTCCGCCCTCGTGGGTGCGCGACTCATCGACCTCGATATGTCCTTCGATCGCAAATGGTCCGGGTACTGGGGTGGGGGCGGTACGCAGGACTTGACCGCCGCCAGCGTCGGCCCCATCGCCGCAACCGGGACGGCAGTCTTCGCCTCCATCGACAACACCGACATCGACCTCTACCACAACAACACGCAGGGCCAGTTCCAGGCGTTGTTCAGTCAGAGCGCGAGCGCCAAGCTGCAGATCAACATGAACACGACCGCGTTTGAGAAGGGCAGCGTCATCGACAGCTCCAAGCCGGAACTTATGACCAGCCTGAAGTTCCGCGCTTTGTACAACAGTGTCGATTTGGGCACGCTGCGACCCACCATCACGAACAACAAATCCACGATTTACTAAGCCTTCAAGGAGGTCGAGACTTGCCCGACAACACACCGCTAATTTCAGACCCAACTCGGTGGGTCCGCTTCGCCTCGCGCATCTCTCTCGGGAGCTTGTGGGACGCACAGGACAAGGCGCGCGACAGCGCTCGCCTCAATGACGTCTATCGCATCCTCGCGGCTGACGTTATCGAAGCCTGGAGCTTCGCGGAGGCCATCACGCAGGAGAGCGTTACGCGCCTACTCGGTGCGCCCGACTTCCGCCTCGTGGAACCGACCATCAACAAACTCATCGCTCCACCAGAGGAAGCCACAGACACGCCCCCTTTAGTGAGCGACTCTTCAATATCTTCTACAGCGGAAACGACAGCGGACCCCGCATCCCAGAGCTAGACCTATTCGCTCTCTGTGAGCGCTTCCACAAGTTGCCGGACGAAGTGCGCGCAATGGATGTCCGGGACTACCACACCCTCTCAATGATCCTCGCCGCTGAATCCTCAGCGCGCACGGCTCGCCAAACCACAGGAGCCTGACTTGGCCGAAGACGCAGTACTGGAAGCGATCATCCGCGTCCAGACTCAGAACCTCGCTGCGTTCGCTGAGACTCGGGCGGCTGCCGGTAGCCTAAGTACGGGCATCGGCGGCCTCGGCATCGCCACGAAAGGCACTGCCGCCGAAGTCAAGACCTTCGAAAACAGCCTCAAGAACGCCGTCATTGTCAGCGGTCAGGCGGGCTCAATCACAGACGGTCTAGCGCGCAAGATGGGCGCTCTCGCCAACCTCGGCTTCACTCCCGCGTCGGCTGGGATTCTCGCCGTGGTTGTTGGACTCGGGCTGGCGGTTGACCTTGGCAAGAAGATGATCGTAACGAACGACGCAATGGACGTCGCTCAGGCCGACTTGAATGGCGCCATAGCAGATAACGGCTACCAGACCAACCAGGCAAACAAGATCCTCACGGACTTCCTGGGAACCAACAAGCACTACATAGACGACCAGACCACGGTGGTCGAGGGTTACGCCGAAATGCTCCGCGCTGGCGTTCCGGTCGCTAATCTCCAGCGCGACCTCAACCTTGCCCTCGATGTCTCGATAGCCAAGAACGTTCCGCTGGCCACCACCATTAAAGCCGTCACGGATGCCGAACTGGGCCGGACGATCGGACTCGCTCAAATGGGCGTCAACGTTAAGGCGATTAATGCATTGTCCACCGAGGCAACCAAGGATACGACCGAATACAACCACGCTCTTCTTGCTCAGACCAGAGCGCACGAAGCCCTAACCAAGGCGCAGGAAAACCACCGCAGCAAACAGGCCACTCTCAACGATTTGACCGTCAAGGCCAAGGCTGCCGACGAAGCCGTCACCACTTCTTCCGCCAATCTCGGCGCCCAAGTTGATAGAACGAATGCGGCACTTGATGCTGCTGCGGCGAAGTATAACGGCGCACATCGCGGCGCTACATCATTGAAGCTCGCACAGGACGACCTCAACTTTACTTGGCTCCAGGCTTCCAAAACGTACGGCCCCGGCCTGGAATCCACGCTCGCTGTTGTACTTGAGGCGGTCAACTCAGAAGCCCAGAGCGTTCTGGCTCTTGCTGGGGTAATCGGCGGCCTCCTCAGCACGGTTGGTAAGGGAATCCACCCTGGCGGAAGCGGTGGAGTCGGCGGCAGCGGTGTTGCCAACAACCCGGGCGGTCCCTGGGGTAACGCTGGCGGCTACCACACCACCATCAATATTTCGGGCGGCGACTCGAACCTTTCTCTTGCCAACACCGTCGCCAGTCACCTCTCCCGCGTTTTCGGCAGCAGTTAGCCAATGATCCTGAATGACATCGACGCCGGCGGCGCGTCCCATCCCTGGCCTGCCCCTATCACCGGACAGCAGACGGGCTCGGTAATGGTGGAAGGCTCATCCACCTACGTCTACGCGCGCGGGTCGATCCTGAAGCAGCAGCACGTTAGCTTTTTGGTGAAGGCATGGCAAGCCATCGGCGGACAGGCGGCGAACACTTCCGCTGCGATGAAGTACCTGCTCAAGCAATTGGAAGAACTGGCGGGGAACCGCGACCTACAGCCGGTCTTCATTCAATGGACTGCGACCGCTGACCCTACAGCAGCTCTCAACGCCACCGAGCTCCATGATGGTTGGTATGTCATTGACTCCTTTGAACCTGACTATACGAACAACGTAGTCAGCGCACTGGTGAAGTGTCGAATGACCGTGTCCTTTGTGGCAGCGGCACCACCGCAAACCCTGGCGATGGCCTACGCGGGCGGGGCCTTGTCGTCCAACTACAGCGGAGCTTCACAACCCGCGTTCGGGTATCCGTTCGGCGCGCTCAACCAGTCAGCCAACGGCGTCAGTCGGATTGGCGCGGAGGGTGGACTGCCCCTGTCGGTCGGTCCATCGGCGTCCATCAATCCGCTGCCATTCACGGCGTCCGCCACCATCGCCAATTGGTTTCAGGGTGGCTGTCGCGTTTACGACACGCTGGTTGCGGGCGGCAATCCCGTTCCTCTTGGCGGCACGTTCACCCATGCCTCGTGGGTCCAGGTGTATGGCTCCGACCACGACTTCGCCGGGGACATCATCGTCACCAACGGCCTCCATCTCTATCGCATCCAGACAGGACAGGTAATGACCCTGTATCTGTGGAGCACGGCTCAGGCCACTCCCGGCTGGCTGTCACCGGGAACGGTGGATTACCTCGACAACACCGGCGTGTCGGGGGTCGCTCGCTCATTCACCCTTGGCATAGTCGGTCTAGAAGAGTGTCGCGTTATCGCGCGATGGTCAAACAGTAACGGCAACTATGCGAAGATCGCGCTCAGGCTCCAGCGCGCAATGGAGTTTAGCCGCGCCGATTTCACGCCGCTCTCTCAGGCTAACACTGGCTCGATCTCACTACGCCTCAACCTCACGACGCCCAAGATCACCTATAACTCTTCGGCAACCACTGATAACGCGGTCGGCGCTGCGAGCCTAGCCGTGGCCACTGACTACGGCTACGCGGCATCGTTCACCAACAACACCGCCCAACCCTTCATCGCCGGTCTGCTCTATCAGAATGAGCCATCGGCCAACCAGCCATTCGTTCAGGCTGGGTATATTGCCCTGGGCGATGCGTCAGGCCCGGCCCAGAACGCCACGCGCTCCTATGGCATCTTCGCGGTGCCATTCGGTGGGGTCGGAACGACTGTCGATAAGCTTCAGGCGGAGGCTGAGTCGGGCACCCTGTCGGGTGGGTTTGTGTCCACGGCGGACGCGGCGGCGAGTGCTGGCAACACGGCCAAACTACCGACCGGCACCGCAGCCGGCGCCGTTGATCTGTTCGGCCCCAGTTGGACCCCTCCCGCTGGCATCTATCGGCCCAGGTGGAGAGTGCGCAACAGCGGACTTCCCACCAACGCTCAAGAGGTCAACTGCGCCTGTTACATCAACGGTGTGTTTGCCGCCCCCTCTCTGTATCTTGGCTCGGCATTGGGGTCGGTCGCTGCCTATACCTGGTTTAATGCGGTGGCTACTCTGACCCTTAATGGGACTCAGACCTTCCAGTTTCGCATGGACTCCTCCACCCTATCCGCTGCCTCAATGGACTGGTTTGTGGACGAGGCGGTACTTGTTCCGCTGCAACTCACGACCGCCGACAACGGCCCCCAAGATTTAGCGCAACAGTTTCTCCATGACCGCACCGTTCGCATGGTGCGCCCGTAATGGCAGAACCGCTCGTCCCCTATCTGCGCTGGCGTATTCTCGATCCGGTCAGCGGAGCCGAACTCATCCCAACGTTGCCTCATTTGCAGCAGTCAAAGTTTGAGGTGCGCGGATTTCAGCCGGCTACCACGGGCAACGTCAGCATCGGTCCATTCTCCGTTCCGCTCTTTCCGCCCGGTTCGGATGGCTTCGCGAGCGCCAAGGCGGACTACGACCTACTCACCTACGGACAGCGCGCCGAGGCATACCTGAGCGTAAGTTCCCCTGCCCCGACCGTGGGCGGTACGCCGGTATTCACGGGCGTGATTCGCAACCTCCCGCTCGAGCAGAACAAATACACCCTGACCGGCAATGATTCGCTCGACCTCCTCAACAAGACCAGGACCAAGCGGCTGGAACTGTTCTCCGGCAGGACGGATCAGCTAGTCACCCAATTGGGCCTTCTCGGATACACGTTGGTGATGGGGGACGACTTCACCGGGAACCTCACCGCCTATACCAACGACGGCACTTGGACCCAGACCACCGATGAGAATCTGAGCGTTGTAACGCTCACTGCCGCTACCGGGGACGGCCAACTCCTGACGACGGCGAGCTACACGAATGCCCAGTATTCGGACTGCACCATTGACGGCTACTTCCACCTCAACCTAGGAACCAGCACCACTGCGGCTGGCGTAGCGTCGATTGTCGCGGCGGCGGCGGATCTAAACAACAACGTGCTGGGCCAAGTCGTCGCCACGTACGTCAGCGCCACCCGATGGGAGGTGGCGTGTAACATCTATACGAAGACGGCTGGCACCTACACGAACCAAGCCGCACGCAGCCTTGTCATTGTCTTGCCGAGCTCCACGATGCGCTGCCAAGTGTCCCTGGTGGGGAACCAGAGCGGCGCCAACTACACCTGGCGGCTCCTTGTCAACGGAATCGACTCGGGCTGCTCCTACACCTACGCGGCGACCCCGTCCGGTAAGGTCGGCTTCAAAAGCAACCCAGGCGCGGGAGGCTCTCCGCAGGTGTGGGCCACCCAACTCGTATTCCGCAACCGCACCAATATCTTCCAGCCGGGAACCATCGCCACTGGAACCAAAACCCTGACGCAGGTGTTCAGCAGAGCGCCAGCCATCGACTGTCTCAACATTGGGGCCACCACCGAGGCGGCCCTTACGCCGGGCACTGTTTACCGCAAGAACCCCAAGGCCGGACTCAACGCCGACACCATTGACTTCGGCATCTACGGAACAGACCTCTCCGGATCGGTGCGCTTCGAGGAGGACTTGAACCTCATTGATGGACTCATAGAAGCCAGCGGGGAGTCCTTCGCCACCGACATCGAGGTGTCAGCCGGAGCTGGCGTTGATTCGAGCGGCACCATCGCATGGCACAACGTGGCCGCGATGAAGAAGTACGGCATCATTCAGGATGTCGTCAGCGCCCCGAACGTATCCGACTTCTTGGGTATCCGTAGTCTCGCCACCACATTCTCGGCCATCAAGGGTTCGCCCGGAGTCGCCAAGCGCTTCAAGGTGATGCGCGATCCGGCCACCGCCGACCGCTGGCGCGAGTTGGACTACGTGACAATCCACGCTCCCCGCCAGAACCTATTCAACAAGAAGGTGCAGATCTACTCCTACACGATGGAGGAGGGCGTTCCCTACCAGGAGATCATCTGCGACTCCTACCCGTTCAGCGAGGGAATCCTTCAGATGCGCCGCATGGCTCAGGCGATTGAGTCAGTCCAAATGGGCGTGGCCTCGCTTACCCCGACCAGTAGCACCGGCGTGGTCTACGACTCGCGCTACGGAAGCCCACAGATCATGGTTGTCCCGATGGGCTATCAGCCGGTCGATTCGACCCATTCCGCCACCCTCAAATTCACGTTGCCGAGCAACGTCGTGATGATCCAGAAGGTGACGCTCAGCATCTTCCTGTTGCCCTTCTATGTCGGGAACCAGACCGCGAGCGGCACGGTCACTTCGGGCGCGAGTAGTGCCGTCACTTCGGGAGCGAGTAGCGCGACGAGTTCATCTTCATCCGGCACTACGCATAACCATTCGATCAATTACGCGAACCTGGCCGCCGCTCCGGCGTTTCCGCTAGGATTTGATGCCGGGCTCGCCTTCGGAGCGACAGGGTCTACTGGAAGCTTCCCTACGGTGGCGAACACCGTCGATCACTCACACCCTATTCCTCACACTCACGACGACCCTCACACCCACAACATTCCGAGCCTTGCGCTCAACGCCCCCTCCGCGATCTACAGCACCGGTGCCGCCACGGGCGTGAACGTCACCATTGACGGAACGTCGCTGGGCACCGCCTACGCGTCAGATCAGAGCGAACTCGACAT